CGAATGTTTGTATGCCCAAGCATCTTGCTAACGGTCTCAATTGGAACGCCTTTTGCCAATGTAATCGTGGTTGCAAAAGTATATATCTCAAAAGCAATAACAGGATAAACGATGTAACCTGCTGACTAAGTGGAGTAATACGCACAAAAACGCTTTGCATTGCTACATGCTAAAAACGCAGATGATAGCGAAGTTAAGCAAGAGTTCCGTTACTTATCCATTACCCTTTTGGGTTTGGATAATGGAATAGAAGAACAGCTTATCCGCTGACAAGACAACTACTTTCGCCACTAAAAGCCGGAAATTTTCGAGGTTTGGTAATAAAAGTAGAAAATGTTGTCAAAAATTGATTGTTATGCGCTGAACTACTGTATTTTGCACGCCGTCAAATAACTCTGTAATTAGTAATTTTAAATCACTAAAAAAAGAGTTATGAAACATGCATTAAAGGTTCTATTCTACCTCAAAAAGAACGAAGCAAAAGAAGATGGAATGTGTCCTGTAATGGGACGAATCACTGTAGGTAAAACAATGGTGCAGTTCAGTGCCAAAATGAATGTCCCTTTATCCCTTTGGGATACTCCTTCGGGAAGAGCAAATGGCAAAAGCAGACTAGCCACAGAACTAAACCGAACCTTAGACAAAATCAACGTGTCTATCAACGCCCACTACAAGGAAATCTTGGAGAACAAAGGGCAGGTCACCGCTGAGCAAGTAAAAAATGCTTTTCAGGGTATTGCCACAGAACAGGAAACCTTGGTCAGGTATTTTGTTCGGCACAATCAGGAGTTTAAGAAACGTGTAGGGATTAATCGGGAGGTGAGCACCTACCAACTATATGATATTTCACTCAAGCATCTGATTAAATTCCTTCGCAAAAAGTACAATTTGTCTGATATTCCATTTAGCTCATTGGACTTCTCATTCATTACATCTTACGACTTCTACCTGCGTGTTGAATTACAACTTAAACCCAACACCATTTTGGGTATCACCCGCACTATGCGTAGGATGATAAAACTTGCAATCCATGAAGGCATTATTACCCGTGACCCATTCGATGGTTATACACCTGAACGACCCAAAGCAGAACAAAAATATCTTACCCGTGCCGAGTTGGATAAAATAATGACCACCCCGCTGGATCATCCGAACCGATACCTTACCCGGGATATGTTTCTGTTCTCCTGTTTCACAGGCTTAGCCTTTCGGGATATGTGTAACCTGACCCAGAAGAACCTTGTTAGAGCCGATGATGGTGTTTTGTGGATAACCACCAGCCGTCAGAAGACAGGAACACCTTGTCATATTCCCTTGCTGGAACTCCCCTTGCAAATTATTGAGAAGTATAAAGGACTCACCAAAGATGATAAGCTACTTTTGATGTTGAGCTGTGGACGCTTGAATGTCAACTTAAAGAAGATAGCTAAACTTTGCGGAATAGATAAACGGTTGATTTTCCACATGGGACGACATACCTATGCGAGTGAGATCACACTCTCTCAAGGCGTTCCCATAGAGAGTGTCAGCCGTATGTTGGGGCATCGGGATTTACGCTCCACACAGATTTATGCCAAGATCACCAATGACAAAATCAACGAGGATATGAAAGCCCTCGAAACCCGAATAGAAAACAAGTACCAATTAGCAAAATAAAAGAAGATGCAAAATGAGAACTTCAAATAAAAACTCTAAAATAGATAAAGCCATGAAACAAGATAGTGAAAATAATAACAGCAACAATATAAAAATCAATAATGATAATATCGATGACAACAATATTGAAGTCAATAACGATAATAATCATGTCAACAAGAATGTCAACAACGATAACAACAAGAATAATAAAACTAATAACAACACAAATAACGATAACCTCAACAAAAAAAGGCGTAGCACCTTTACTGTTTTATTTTACGTGAATCGGGACAAGGTTAAGCAAAACGGCTTATGTCCCGTTATGGGTAGGATAACCATAGATACAAAAGTTGCCCAATTCAGTACCAAAACAGATATAGACTCTACTCTTTGGGATACAAAGACAGGTAGAGCTATAGGTAAAAGCAACCAATCCATTTTGGTAAACCGAGCCATCGATCGCCTTACCAAAGAGATAAATAAGTTTTATACCGAGATGGTAGACAGGCAAGGCTATGTTACCGCCGAGCTGGTCAAAAATGCATTGTATGGTATCGGACGAAAACAAGATATGTTGCTAAAGCTCTTTCATGAACACAACCAAGAGTTCAAGATAAGGGTTGGTGTAAATAGAGTGGAAGATACTTACTCCTCTTACTTACTTTCATACCGTCATCTGTTCAATTTCATAAGACAGAAATACGATATGGAAGATATTGCAATTGACAAGCTCAACCTGAATTTTATTGATGCCTACGACTTCTATTTGCGTGTTGACAGGCAGATGACGCAAAGCACGATAGTAGGTCATCTGATAATATTAAAAAAGATGATTCGTAGAGCAGTTCATCAAGGAATACTCAACCGTGACCCTTTTGTAAACTATGTAGCAGAACAGCCCGAAAAGTTGTGCAGACATTTGAAATCGGAAGAAATAGATAAAATCATGCAGGTTCATATAGAGTCCAAGAAGGTTTGCCATACACGGGATATGTTCGTTTTCTGTTGCTTCACAGGATTAGCATATTCGGATATGCGGAATCTTTCACAGGGAAACATTACAAAACAAGTGGATGGTAGCTTGTGGATTAGTATCAAACGGCAAAAGACGAAAGGTGAATGCAATATCCGCCTATTGGATATTCCCAGGCAAATTATCAATAAATACCAAAACGAACGTAAGAGCGATAAAGTGTTCAACATGATATCACTTAATTGTATTTGCAAAAACTTAGAGAAAATAGCCGTTTTGTGCGGTATTGAGCATATAACCTTTCACATGGCAAGGCATAATTTCGGGACACATATCACCCTATCGCAAGGTGTCCCGATTGAGACAGTAAGCCGAATGATGGGACATCGGTCAATCGCCACCACACAAATCTATGCCAAGATTACCAACAAAAAAGTAAATGAAGATATGAAGTTGCTTTCAGAACGAATTACCGACAAATATGCAGTCTTTGAGGATAAGACCATGCCTGTAGGTATTAAGCTTAATCAGAATTTCAAACGGAATAAGGAAGAACAACCAAATCAAAAAAATGAAATAACAACAATAAAAGCATACCAAAATCAACAATAACAACACAAAACCATGAAAAGAGGAACAATCATAATAAACGAAAGCGGGGTGTCCATAAATCCGGTAAATGGAACTATTTGGATGACCCGACACGAAATTGCAGACCTGTTTGGGGTAGTTATTTCAACTATTGATGTCAATTTAAAGTTTATTTTCAAGTCGGAAGTGCTCAGAGAACCGGATGTGTGCCACACTCACCGATATGTCGGTAAAAAAGGCATGGAGTGCCAAATTCTGGTTTATAATTTGGAGGTCATAACGGCTTTATCTTACCGATTCAAATCTAAGAATGCTAAGATTTTTAGGGAATGGATTAACAAGAAAATGGTCGAGACTACTTCCAAAATGCGAACCTCAATAGTAGTCCATTGTCAAGATAAGCTGTATTTTTGCTAAAATACGGATGTTGATAACTTTCGATTCGGGCAGACTTCATGAGACATCTGTTTGTCTGTGAGTCTACCCGAATTTTATTGAATCATTGATAAGTGCAGAATAACTTTCTTAACGCTATCGCTAAAAGTTATTTCCGAACTTATCAACAATTGCTTAATAAATTCTCGACAGAATGAATGATTTTAAAAAATGAAAGATTGCCAAGAAGTTATCCCGTTGGTTTAACACCTTGCCAATGAAAAATGGCAGAAGCTTTTAAAGCCTCTGCCATTACCGCATAATGAGCCGTCTTATGACGGCTACTCAATTGATTTTCGATACCCACTTTCTAACATCTTTTCGATGTCTGATTCCTTATAAAGTATTTTTCCACCCAGTTGGATATAGGCAATCCTACCCTGAGTTCTGTAGTCTTGCAAAGTCCTACGGCTGATTTTCAGTTTTTCAGAAACTTCTTTGTCTGTCAGAAACCGTTCTCCATTAAGGTGTGGCTTGCTGTTCTTTACCAATAGGTCAATGTTATCAAGCATCTGTTTTGATGACTTGAAAAAACTCTTAATCCACTGGCTGTCTCTCGTCAATATTTCGTTATTCATATTAGTCAATTTTAGTGGTTTCTTATCAATTCCGTATATAGTCTCCAAAATTTGAAAGTGACAAAGTATCTGATAAGGAATCGTATTTTATTTCTATTCGTTTCTTTGTAGATGAGATGAAAATTCCCATTTCGTCTTGTTCCACCTCAAAGATTGCTGGTGAAGCCTGTTTACTATGTTCGTTCATATGCAGGATGATTATCCAGTACTTGTCGTTACGATTGTGAGTAATGATAACTGTGGGATGTAGATTTATACTTTCCCATATCCCAACAATTACATCCGAATTATTATTTGTATTCATAGATGGTTCATTTAATAATCACTGATTTTCGTGTCAATAGTTCTATATCATTAGGTTTGTAGTAAATTTTGTGATTGATTTGACTGTATGGCAGCGTTCCATTGTCCCTGTATGTTTGAAGAGTTCTTTTTGAAATATTCAAAATCAGACATACATCCTGATTATCCAGCCATTTTTTTAATCCTTTGTCTTGCTTGCTATAGAGCGAGTTCATCTTTTTTTCCAATGCCTCGAATCGGCTCATCATAGCCTCAAATGTGCGGGCTTCAATATTTACTATTTCCATTTCAAATTGCTTTTTAGGTGTATAATTCTCGATTTTTCTGTAAATATACACCCTCATTTATCGAATTATACACATTAAAACAGCAATGACATCATTCGGTTATGATTGGCATCGATTGGCATTTACAAAAAGATAAATTAATTTCGAAACAATAATATTTGAAGAAGAAATATAGTTTGTCTTGTTTATGTGAGATATTATTTGCAATTTTGCGCACTATCAGCGACAAAATTTGTATGACAGAAGCATTAAACCTATCAAAAGAGATTATTTTTCTCTTCATCCGACTCAAACGTTTCCCGGAAAATTTCATTAACCGAGAAAACGGGTAAGTTAAAAAAAATAACTCCAAGAATTTATACATCTAACATGTTGGATTCCTTGGAAAGTATTGTTAAGCGAAATCTTATCGATATTCTGGCCTGGTGCTACCCAAATGCGGTTATCAGCCATCGTAGTGCAAAAAACTCCGTCCCACTGAGGAAGCTGAATTTTTTCTATCTTACAACTTTCGAAAAAAAATATCCGATCTTCTTACCCTATCACTTCAACGCGTAGGAGGATGTCCTCGATCCGTAAATTTGTACGGGTTGAAGTCACATAGACTTAACTTAATTCGGGAAAAGTTGACGAAAGTAAAATAATGACGGGTGACGACGATGCGAGGGGAAAACTCAAGATGTCTTTTTGTGTTTTATAACCGACAGAGCTAAAAACTATCGTCTGCATTCCGTTTGGAATATTTTTAATTTCAAGCTGATCTTCGTCACCGGCCTGGGTTCCATTGTCTGTACCCAGCAAAAGAGCTTAAGCCCTATCAATAGGAACGTTATCCTGCTTACTTTTTATTATTGCATGGAAGGAATTTTGTGCTATTGCTGTGTTGCTAATCAAGGCTATTTACAAGCAGCTTAAATAAAAATCTCATATTACTTTTCCTTGGTGAATGATTGAGACGCCAAATGTTCTAAGAATGTACTAAGACGTTGTCAAGAGGCTGTATCAAAAGTTAGTCCTGGATTCCGGCAAAGTTGATTAATTTGGTATCAAA